CGTCTGTATCAAGACCTGTTGCAGCTTTAGAGATTTTAGCTTTTAGTCCACTCGTACCACCAGTTAGTGTATCACCAACAAAGTTTGCAAGAGTATCGTTTGAAACTGTTGCGGATGAAGCATCGAGGTCATTAATCTTAATATAATCTCTGATCAGTGGTTCACCACTCGCCCCTTTTACTCTTGCGCCATCCTTGAACACATGGTCGGCAAAGTTTCCTATTGTGTCTTGCAAGATTGTTTGCATCTGCGTCAATTCTCTTGCTTGTACTGCAACTCCAGGTTTGAACAGAATACGTGCAAACTTCTTCGCTCTATCGAAGTTATCAAAATATGGACTTGTGTTTAGATTTAATGCCATTTGTTTACCTTAAAAATTAAATACCACCTTCAATGTTTCAACCTGATTTTCATCCCTAGTGATAGGTCGTCTGTTATCAATATATAGGATCTCACCTGAGTGGTTGCTTATCTCTGGAGTCGCTAAACTATTTATAGTCATTCCTGTGTCACCTGTGGTAACATTTGTAAAAGTTGACGAAGCTGAAATTCCAGGAAACTTCTGTAGGAGATAAACAGTGTCCTTTACTCCGTCATTATTTGTATCGATGTTTTGTATAACTGTAAATTCACCACCATCGTCAGTCGTTACTGTATCGTCTAGATTAAATTTTGATACGTTACCAGAACTAATTGTTACTACATGACAGGGAGTTCCGATAGAATCGGTAAAAGTTCCTGTCTCTTCAAAATTATGCATATTCTTAATAATACCTACTTGTCTGAATTCGTTACCAACTATAATGTCTGCGTCGTCACTTGTAAATGAAACTGTTACGCCAACATTTTTAGCAAACAGTTCTCTTGGAGGATTACCGCCATGTCCAGAGTTTGGTGCAACAACTGGTCTTAAAGTACAACCTGTTCCCGAACCAATTGATTGTGAAATCTCTAATTCAACAAAAGTATAATTGGATCCAGGATTTGTAACTGCCACTGATGTAATTGTACCAGCTGCATTCACAGAAGCTGAAGCAGTCGCACCAGTTCCGTCACCTTTTACTGTAATTACTACATCACCTTCAACATAGTCAACACCACCATTTGTAACAACAATACGGTCAAGAGTACCTTTAACAGCTGCTGCTTCCACGGATGATTGTAATGAAGGTGTTTCTGTAGAACCGAGTGCAGCCGTAGCAGTTGCCCCAGAGCCACCACCACCAGTAAGTTTGATAAACGCAAATGAGTAGCCACGACCCTCGCTGGTGATTGTGATTGCAGTTACTGCACCACTGCTAACAGTAGCAGTTGCAACAGCACCAGTGCCATCCCCTTCGATGACAACCGTAGGTGCAGAAGTATATCCTGACCCACCAGCTGTTACTGTGATGCTATCTAACTCTCCGTTCACGTCAAAGGCTGGATTACCTGCACCAGAAACTTTTCTGACAGGAATAAAATTGACATTTAAGAACTTCGTTCTATCAGCTGCACCGATTTGAAACATAAACTTCCATGTATATCCATCATCCAATTTAAACGTATCGGTTGATGTAGATGTTGGCTTAACTGTGCTTTGTGCGTTATTGTTATTATCTAAGCATTTATAGACGTTAAACTCATCAGTCATTACATAGAACTTGGCGTTAGCTAAGTTCGTCGCACCGCTATAAGCTGGATGGTTGTCGGCATACTCGTCATCATATTGATCGTAGATTGTACCTGACGTCCAATCATATCTAGGCGCAAGCAATACTGCATCAGATGCTTGTATTCTTTTAGCGAAAAGCATATCCTGACGATAAGTCGCCTGATAGTATTGAGAATCACGTGGAGTCTCTGGAGTGGTATCATCCGTCCAAGATCTTGCACGTGATGCAAACATATAGAAAAAGTCGTTCTCATTAAAGATATCCCTATAAAAAGAACGAGCATTTTCTACATTTGCAGCTTTTCTAAGCAGTAATGCCATAGTTTCTAACTCCTAACTGTTAGGTTTACGTGTCAGAAACTGTAAGCGTCCAAGTAATCTTCAGTGTGTCCGCAGCACCTTTGTTCACAACTGAGAAAGTTGTACGGCAAAGCATTGTGCCAGAAGAGGATGCGTTAAATACCCCTGCTTCTGTAACAGCACCAGTTCCTGTACCAGCTGGAAAATCACCTACATACTCAACAGTGTTAGTTGAGACAGTTTGTGATGTCAGTGTTACACGAGAGGAAGCAATTGCTGTTTCCAACGCTGTGTTACCAGCAGCTGGAGCAGTTGTGCCTGTGCCAACTTCCATATGTGACATACGAGTTGCTGGTGAAGAAGCACCGAGTCTATCGGCGATATGGTTAAGACCAGTAGTCACAACCAAGTTCTTCACTGTTTGCTCTTCTTTCAGATTTCCATCTGCATCGAAAAGCTGAATTTGAACGCGACCTAACGCATTCATTTTTTCTACATCAAGAATCATTTTTTTCTCCTAGTTGATGTGTTTTAATATTAATATCTGTTCCTTATTTATAACGAATTTATACGCCAATTAAGAAATACTTCTAACTTCGCCAACATAATCTTCGGCGAAATAATCTCCTGCATAGTTCTGTGCGATAATTTGACCGCTCTCACCCCATCCTATGCTCTCTGTCTGTGCACCTGTAAATAATAATACTGGAGCATCGTCAACATCAGGGTCTTCTGTATATGCATTTTCTGATTGTCTGTTAACACTTTGTGCCCAATCCACTGATTCTGTTTTAACCAGTTGTGGGAATTTAACAGCAACATCTGTCCAGTCAACGCTTTCAGTTTTATTTAGTTCTACTGTTCTAACAACAGTTTCTGCCCAATCAATCTCATCTTCTGGCTCACGAAGAATAACGAGTAAAAGGTCAACTAATTCAGACCAATCAACCGAATCGGCGACAGCAGGTAAATGTACGTCTTTCGCAACAGCTTCTGACCAATCAATACTTTCAGTCTTAGCCATTGTAACATCAAATTTATTAATCTGATCATCAACGTCTGGGCTTTCAACTTTACCGAGATGAGGCAACAACAAGATAGTATCATCTGATGCCCCTGTTCTCTGATCAGCCCAATCTACTGAATCTGCAATAGCTGGTTTGTGGAAGAATAATACTGGTGCATCCTGAACGAGTGGGTTCTCAATTTCAGCAAACAGACGGAATACAATAATGTCTGGTTGTGCATCAAAGTCTGCACCCATATTTACTGTTTGCAATATCTGCAAATCAGTCCAAGCTATCATACCAGCTGGGTGTGCAATACGATCTAGTAATTCACCCCACTGTGTTTTTGGTCTTGAGGTTTTTACCTGATATGCAAAGTTTTGATAAACCGCGTTGTCTTGAATTTTGTTTGCATCAGACAAGAATCCACGAGAGTTTTTAAATGCTCCAGGAAATGTATGTGAGAAACCTGTAGAACAACTAATAGTTGCAGTTTCATCCGTTTCAGATCTAAGAACAAAATCAAAAGCAGATCTTTGGAAACCTGTACCAGTTGATATAACTTCAAGGACTGATGGATAATTATTTGCATCCAAAGTTTTTATTCGTACCAATGCGTTGTTATCAATACCAGTGATTGTATAATCTTGTGCAAAGTAATCTAGTGCATACACACCAAGAATATCACCAGTTTCTGAAACTTTAAATGTTTCACCTATAACAAACCCACCATTTGACGTGCCTGAGTTTGTTTTAAGTGTGACACTATTAAGCACACGTGTAAGAAATGCAGTCTTATTACCAATAACATCAGAAAGTCCTTCAAGACCAATCCAAGACCTTACCGCGTCTGTATTAAGAATTAAGTTTGGTACGTGATTATATCCAACACCTTGCACGTTATTAACAAACACTGTATTAGATATTGAGCCATTCGTCAACCTTGTATCAATAACTGCTGTGGTTGTAATAGTATCTGCTGCATTTGGTTGAATGATAACAGCAGGGTTTGCAGAATAACCTGCACCACCGTCAGTAATAGTTACTGAGAAAATTTTACCATTTGTAATTGTAGCAACTTTAAATGTAAGCGCAGCTGCTCCACCGCTACCTAAAAGAGAATCTGGAATCGTAATCGTTTCATCTGGTGCATAATTATCACCAACTGTATCGACTGTAATAGTTGCTGCACCAGAGGAGTTTACAACTACTGTAAATTCTGCACCTGAACCATTTCCGTCTGTAGTAAAGCCAGTATCAATATCATATGTTCCTGCAGTTCTTAGTGCATCTGCTGCACCGATAGTTCCTACGGTTGCAATCCTACCACCAATGACAGCTGTCAACTCACCCTCAACACCCTGTCCAGGAATTATCGTGCCTCCAGGAAGGTCAAGAGTCATCTCATATGCAGTTGGTGCAGTATAAGCAATTTCCTTAACACGAGTTACTGATGTGTTAATTACTTTTCTTGCTGTAATAGATGCTGTTGATTCGTAATAGTGAATATCAACACGTTTACCTCTAAGACTTAGAGGATCTGGGTTTGGAGATATTTCAGTATTTGCATATGCCTTGATAGTTAATTCTTTATTGTAGATACCATCAGAGGGTCTTAATATAAATTCAGATGGAAGGAATACTTCAACATCTTCATTGAACATTAATTTAAAAAATTCTTCAACACCTCTCCTTGAACCTTTTGATTCGAAGAAAGATCTTATATTCTTAATAAGAAGTCTTGAATCTACTTCAGCAGATGCTGGGAAGTCGATTGCATATTGTTCTAATAATGGCTCTAAGAAATCATCTGCATCTATATTGTGATCAAGATTTAGTTTATCGATTAATTCCTGAAGGAGATGATTTGGAGCGTGTTTTGTTTGACCGTCTGTAAGATTTAATGCACCCAACTCAGTTGGTCCAAGATCCATATATTTAAAGTAATCTTTGATAAACCTTGCAAAGTTAGGATAATCTGTATGAATAAAATCTGGTATTTGTGAGTCGATAAGATACGACATATTGTCGTGAAAATATCCAGGAGTTCTGGCAATTGTATTTAAGACTGGTGTAAGAATTGCACCGTTACCACCACCCACATTTTGAGCAACAGTAAATGTCATATCTGGTGCATTGTTAACACCACCAATAGAAATATCAGTAATTCTAACAGTTTCGCCTTCCATATAGGAAGAACCAGAAGTTGTAACGTCTACTGAAGTTACTGCACCATTAGAATCTACAACAACTGTGGCGAGTGCACCTGTACCAGCTTTAGCAGATACAACAGCAACTCCTGTATATGTTCCAGCGTCTCTTCTTGTATCAGCTGTTGTTGTATTTGTTAAGGATGAAGTTCCGATTCCAATACCAGAACGAATATAAACTTGTGGGATATCTCCATAACCATCACCCTGATTTGTTAATGTGATAGTTGAAACTTGACCGTTTTGAATATCTACAGTTGCAGTAGCTTGCACCTGATCAGACTCAGGAGATCCAGAAGGAGCAGTGATAAAGATTTCAGTTTCAGTCGGAATCGAAGAATAGTTATTACCTGCATTGGTAATAGTTATCGACTCGATAAATCTTCTAAATCGCGGTGCTGATCTTGCCATTATTACTTATCCGTTACACGTGCTGTTAAGTTTACAGTGGTTCCTGCCCTTATATTATTAGGAATGTCAGCAATTGAATTATCCTGTGTTAAGATATAGTTTTTAGAAGCAGTAGGAAGAACAGCCGAGCCGTTACTACTTACTTCTGCAGTTCTAAGAAGTATATCAGTTTTGATATCTTTTTGACTTTCGTGTGGTTGACAGGTAACACTTAGTGTTGCATGAGAACCAGATATCGCTTGAATATTTAGTGAATTAAATTCTATTTTACCTGTATCATAATCGATAGTTCCAGCGTTTGCATCGACTACAACATTTTTATCTGATGTTTTAAGTACGATCGTTCCTTTACCGCTATATGCAGGTGCAACAACATTTGCATCTGGGACATCTGCTACATAAACAGAATATGTAGCTTGGTCAATTTTAGCACTAAAGAATCCACTTGAAACTGAAAGTGGTTGTACCTTATTATTGAACGGCAATGTATATTTGACGATTGTGTTCAAAGTTGGAGTTACTCTTTTCTGTAATCTTAATTCTAAATTAACAGCAATAAAAGCGTTTGATAAATTAACAATTCTAGAAGAAAGAACAGAGTAATAAAAGTTTTTGTCCAATGCATTTAGTTGTGTATCAAAATAGTTAGTGATTTCATTATTTACGAGAGTTGTAAGTGCACCCTCTGTTAATGTAGTTTTCTTAGAATCATATGTAACACCGACATTCAATCCAATAAAAGTAAACTCTGGATCTACAAATTCAGCAGTAATTGATACTGGTTGTCTTGGTTCAATTGTTTCTCTAAGAAGGTTATCTTTGTCATCTTGCGTAATTACCAATCCAGGTTTTGCCTGCAATGAAATAAATACCTTACCATAAATTGGTGGGTCATTATCTTCACCACCCCAGACAGCAACTGATTTTACGTTTGGATTTGCTGAAAGAATAAGTGCTTGATAATCGTTAGTTGTAACTGCTCTATTTTTAGTTGCATTAAATCTAGGTGCATTGAATCGAATACTATCTACACTTTCTTGGTTTGCACCACCAGAAGATTCAGATACAAGAGTTACTGAAACTGTCTCTCCTGATCCAATAAATGTGTTTGGTGGTGTGAATGATTTAATACCGTTTGCTGCTGGACCACCAGCTGCAATATAGTTAAGACGGACAATATTACCTGCTGTTAATTTTTTACCGATAACACCATCGCCGAATCTTACTTCATAAAAACCATTTAATGCTTCTTCTATATAAAATACGTTTGAAGTTGATGATACATTTAGAATATTATCTGCAAAATTAAATGTTGTGCTTGTACTGTCACTTATGCTTTCCTGAACAACACAAGTAACAGTTGTTGTGTCGACATTAGGGTTAGCCATTAACACTGGACCTTGTAATGAAGTTGCATCTATAATTTCTGAATTGTCGACTCTAACTCCTTCTACTAATCTTACGTTTGTGAAGTAGAATCCATCTACATTATTTTGTTGTGTTTTGTTTACCGTATAATCTTTATCTGGGAAAAACTTAAATGTTTTACCACCAGAAGAAGCAGTAAATGCCTTTTCTTTTGATAGTGTAAAAGAACTGCTTGTATATGAAGAAGGTACATTTGTAATTGTAAGATTGATTACACCAGCTGAAGCACGAGCAGATCTTGCTGTATAACCCATCGTCTTTGCAATAGAAGCAACGGAACTTCTTTTGACAGCTGAGTCTAAAAATGCTTCATTGGTCACCATATGTGCCAACATTGCATTGTATTGAGTGTTGTATGCTAGTAGGTCAATCAAAACGCTGAGACCAGATGCTTCAAAGTCATAATCAGAATATTGCGACTGATCAGACAAGAAAGTCTTTAGGTTTGTTTTAATTTGATCAAATTCTAGTTCTGTTAATTTTCTTACTGCCATTTTAGACTCTTTTTATTTTTATGCGCCAACAGTTACCGTTCCTGCTGCACCTGTTATTGTTCCTGGACACGATACAGTTGCCCCCTGATATGCCAATGCTTTACCACCAACTTTGACTGTTGTGCTTCCAGATGTTACTGTCTGACCTACGTGTGGCACACAACTCGAACCAGATAATATCGTATGTGCTTGTAATTGACTTCCAACGACAGCTGCAGCGATTCCATCAATTGTAACACCAGCTGCAAGTGCAATATTAGCTGCCGAAGTATCAATCGGCACTGATGTTGTGCATCCGTGTGCGTTTGTTGTAATATCTCCTAAGTGCGCAGCTGCTGGCATTATCTTAATCTCTCCAATACGTTTGTGTAGACTTGCGGATCTTTTACGCCGACTACATAAAATTCTATTCTTATTTCGTAATTATCCAAATCAAAATTTGGATTACATTGAACGTCAATCAATTCAATTCTTGGCTCGTAATTAGTCAAAGTTGTTTCAATTTCTTTTTGCATAATACTACTTACAAAGTAATCCATTGGTTCAAACAATAGATCGTAAACACCAGAACCATAATTCGGTTGAAATGGTTTCTCGCCTTTCCTCGTCAACAAGATATTTTTTAATGCTTGTTTGACGGCATTTACATCTACCTTTTTACCGACATCTTTTGTAAGAAGATTTGGCTTGAATGCCATGTCGATATCTTTGTAGACTCTTTTTGGTGTATTAGTGACTGCCATACCCTTATTTATACGCCTTTACTGTAAAAGATACTGTTGAGATGTTTCATATGCAATATCATCCCAAGTTTGTGGTTTGTCTTCATCTGCTGGTGTATCAAACCCATCTGCAAGTTCGTCTTTTAGATCTTTCAACCCCTTGACAAAGGGAGAAGCAATTTTTGCAATAGGATTAATTGGTCTTTCAACAGTTCCTGTTAATGGTTTACCCATTTCAATCAACTCACCAAATCTCTCTTGAATGTTTGGAATGATAGTACATAGTTTATCAATATCGCCTCCAAGGTCATTCAATGCATCCAGTAATTCTTCTGGATCTCCTATATCAAGGTCGCCATACCTGTTTGCAATATTGCTGACAAGATTTAATTTTTCTTCTGTCTCTGCAACAAGTGAGTTACCTGCATCAATAAAGTCTTGAAACTCTTGTGGTAAAGAAGGAATTGCCTGCTCCAGTAGAGCAAGAGGATCGTCTAACAATGACTTATATAATTTTAGATCGTTTGCAACTTGTGTTGCCATAACAATCTCTGTATATCCAGGAATTGAGGCAATACGTTTAGGGAGTGCTGCAATACCAAGTTCGACAGTATCAATAACTCCATTAATACCGTCTACAAGATCTAATAATTCTTTTGGTGCTCCACAACTCATTTATTCCTCCTAGTTTAGTGTAATCGCCACAGCATTCACATCGAATAGTGTGCCTGAATTGTATACTGTTGATGCGGTATTAAATATTGTTGCTGCATGCGTATAAGTTGCTGCAGCTGATGATACTGCCATCGCTCCAACAGTTGTTACTGCTAAAATACCGCCTGTGTCAATGTTTGTATTTAATACTGAAGCAATGTTCGTTTGTCCTGCTGAAGTACTGATTTTAGATAATGACCCAGCAGACAAGTCAATGTGACCTATTGATGTAACCGCAAATCCTTCCGTGTTTGGACTAACACCAACAGTGAAGTGAGTTTTACCCATACTTCTAATATTATTTCTTGCGCCAACGTGTAGATTACGATTCATACCAATTTGTGTGGCTTTTGAACCCTTGACTAACAAAGTATCTGAACCTGCTGGAACCTGACCAATAAATGGAATCGATATCGGTGGTCCAGACGTTGCGCAGTTAACAACGGTATATCTACTACCACTGATATTTACTTTCTGATCAGAAAGAACATCAAGCATATCATTACCTTGGACTTTTGCATATCTGCCTTTTCTGATAGTAGAGTAAATATTTCCTGCATAATCCTCAACAACATCACCTTTATCTACCTTGATGTTTACATTACCGCGAGTTACATTGATTGTAAGGTCGCCTTCAACGTGCAATGTTTTGTTTCCATAAACAATCTCGAAATCATCGCCTACAATTTTTTGAACACGTGAACCATCTGGTTGAAACTCTACAAAAGAACCTGACTTGTGATACGTGTGGATTCTTTCGGCTCCAGGAGTATCGTCAACTTCCATTACATGACCAGATTCATATTCGTGGACATTATTATAAGGATATTGTGTTTTAGATTTTTCTGAACCCTGTGCATAAGGTTCATCCCAAGTTTCTGGTTTTATTTTAGGGAATGGTGTTGGTTCGCCTTCTATCTCACTTGGTTGTGCAAAAGGTTGTCCTGTTACTCTCATTCCTCTTTTTGCTTTGAGAGATATATGTTTCTCTGCAGTTTCACCACCACGAGCCAGTCTAGAAAGAGAAGATTCACCAACTCTATTTCTACCAACGTCTTCATCGCGTTTATTGTCTAGTGGGTAGACTCCTGCAGGGTCTTGGAATCCTGTTTCGCCATTACCTTTAACAGAATCAACACCACCTAGAGATCCCATTATAATAGGAAGCTGATGTTCAGAAGCGTCTGTAAAGAAACCTACAACAGTTGAACCATTTACAAGACCAATATTTGTATTACCGATTCCAGAGATTGCAGCAGAAGATGTAGGTTGTACTGTCATTGCCCATGGCAAATCTTCAGTTGCAAGAACAGATTTATCAGATGTATGAAATCCTAATATTCTGACTCTGTAACGACCTATCTTTTCGGGATCGTTTACATCCTCGACTGTACCAATCCACCATTGAAAATCACCGTAAATCATTAGAAATCCCCCAAGCTATCTTTCATAAGACTAAGAGTCATGCTATGTTGACCATTTTGAATATCGTGGCGAACACCTATAATAAGATAAATGCCAGAGATATATGGATCTTCTAGTTCTGTTCTATCAATAGCAGTTTGTCCGAGTTCTTTTGTTTGTGGGTATATTAATCTTACAAGTAATCCAGTCTCAACGTCAGTTTTTCCAGGAACTGTAATCTCCATTACATTATCTTCTAACTCTGCATCGCCATATCTTCTGATCAGTGTATTTCTTATCTGATCAACACCACGACTAAAAGTAGTTGCATAAGGAGAAGTTGCCATCGGAGAAAAAGTTCTATTTGCTAATGGGTTTCCTAAAGTTTGTTCAGGGATTGGATTTATTTTCGATATGGTTTCAAAGTCATCAAATGTTTCAGAGATATATCTTCTGTCTTCTTTTGCAATTTCTTTACTCTCTGGTCTTCCATCAAACTTCATAACCGCTAATCTTTTGGTTGTAAAGTCATAAGAGTAAATAGAACTTGCAGTATAACCATCCATCTGAGATCTAATGTTATCTTTGAACGATGGGTAATATATTGATTCTACTTGATTGAATCGACTGCTTATAAAAGGAGAGACATAATTATATCCTCCATTACGTTTATCTTCTCTTACTTCTTGGGTTTGATTCTGTTGTATATTGTACTCATCATATACTGCTCGATTTTTCTTCTGCGCTCTTACCAAACTTTCTGGTGATGCAAAAAAGAATCCACTCTTGTTTTCAAAAAACTTAAAATTAGATTTGTTAGATTCTTTACCGATACTCTTGGTCGCTAAATGATTTAGACATTTAAATGGTGACCAATGGTTTGCAATAAATTCGTAGTTTGTAGAAGCATGTGGCGTTTCTGCAATAAACAATTCAGAATCTTTTGCTTTGTTAGTTTTACCTCTCTTGATTTTGATTTGATCAAAAACATTTTGTACTAACTCATCAGTTGCACCTGAAAACTTACTTGTCAAACGTACAAAGTTATCAGCATATAATTCTGGTGTGACACATTTAAGTGTATAGAATTGTTCACGGTCATTATTAACGAGTCTGTTAACAATAGAATATACAACAAAGTTTCTATTAAATTTATCTTGGAAAGTAGGAGTTCTAAACTCTATGACAACTGTCTCTTCGCCCAATATAGGTGCAGCTGTGATCAGACCATTACTATCAACAATGGTAATATCTGCATGCATACCATTCATATTGATATGCTCATAAACACATATTTCTGCAATGAAGTTTTTTAAGCTGAATGTTGTACCGTCTTTGGTAACAATAAACGCTTCTTCAATTAGGACTGCTCCAGGTTGGGATAAATTTTCTTTTTTTCTAGTCATCAATCAACCGCTTAAACTCTGATATGAAATCTTGAATAAATTTAGGATTGACAACCGAAATGTTTTGCCTTGCATCATTCTCAAATTGTTCATGCTCTAAATGAGAGACTTCTTTTATTTCTCCAGCTGCAAGTTTTGCGCTGTTATATTCTACGCAAACAAGTGGGTTATCTATGGTAATCCAGTGGTGTGTATTACCACTATTTCCTGCACCATATTTTTGTTCAACAAGTAATGCTAAATCTTCTTGACTAAGATACCATTCATTATATGGATCCACAATATCATTAACTAACAAGATTGTCCAAAAGAGTTTTGGGTCATCATATAATATATCGGCAACAATCTCAGGAGTTTGTCCTGCTTCGATTGTATATTCTACTAATAAAAGTTCGTTGTTTGCAAACTCACTTAGTCTTATCTTTCTAAAGATGTCGGTTACTGCGACAATCTTACCATCAAGGGCATATCCGAAGTTAGGAAAATGTTTAAACATTAGTATCCTTCCTCCTGAATTTGGCTTCTGGTTAAGAGTTCTGATTCTCTAAATGCCATGCTCATAGTTATTTCTGAAGGTGCACCACGTGCATCTTTAAAGGTAGTAAATGTACCACCATTACCATAATCAACCGATAAGTCTGTAAGAAAACACGGTGCAATTTTATTTAAGTATCTGTTTTTTCTATTTTTGTAAACATATTCAATTTCAAACTCAGAAGGGAATGTAAAGAATAATCCACCTAAGTCTTTTTCTGGGTGCATATGTGATTTGAAAAGTTTTATGATCTCCATAACATCACGGAGTTCTCTTTCATTTCTTGGTGCAAACTTATATTCAAATGCAAAACTTCTGAAACCCATTGTTTGGAAAATTTGCTCTTTGTATGGGTTACGAACTGTTCTTGTAGAAGATCTAATTGCACCAGATACGTTTAGATCTCCAAGACCTAATTCTCTTGGTAAGTTACCTGCACTTGCCACTGTACGAGCCAAAACACTACCTAGACCAGATTGTGCACCAGCTTCGAGTGCACCAGTAATCCCACCGCTTTCAAATCCTGCTTTCATTTTATTGAAAGTGCCCTGCACATCGATTTCGTTAGCCAAACCGCCACCCATAATAGTTCCGATGTTTTCAATGTTAAACTCTGCACCATATTTTGCTTGTGGTGAGTTAGGAATGTAAAGAGATATTGATGAATCTATTTTTCTTGTTTGTCTTGTTTGTGTTGCACCAGAGTTTTGTATCAATTTGGTTGCACCAGCACCTACTGCAAACCCACCAGCACCTGAACCTAGATTTCCAACATCAGCTGCTTTCAATCCCCCAGCTGCAAGAGTACCAAATAAAGTACCACCTGTGAGTGCAAGGAAGTTAGTTCGGTCATTTTCAATTTGTAATTCAGCTGCTGCATTCTTATCCCCAGCTTCTTTCCTTGCAGTTAAATCTTGATTTCTTGCTTGTCTTTCTGCTGCAGATTCAGTTTGGAAAATGTAAAAATTGATAGCGTGTGGTTGCTCATCAGAACCGATGTCAGCAGGATACCGATAAATCCTATTGCGTCGTTTGACCTTTTTCTTCTCGGCTACCTTATCTGGGGTATTTGGTTGTGTTTCGTTTTTGGTTGACATTCGATACTCTAATAAATAGGGTTACTTTTGGTTATTTATAATGCCTTACACAAAGAAATTACATCAAGGTCGCTTTAAACCTAAAAATTCAGCAAAATACGTTGGAGATCCTACAAATATTATTTATAGGTCTTCGTATGAGTTGAAATTTATGAAATGGTGTGACATAAACGACAATATTACTGAATGGGGGTCGGAAGAAGTCGCCATTCCATACCGTTCACCCATTGATAATCGCATTCATCGGTATTTTCCCGACTTTTACATGAAAGTCAACAACAAAAAGTACCTAATAGAGATAAAACCCTCAAGATTTACTGAAGAACCTAAGATTCCAAAGCGTAAAACAAAGCGTTTCATTGAAGAAGTCAAGCAATACGGTACAAACCTTGCAAAATGGGAGAGTGCAACAGAGTTTTGTGCTGATCAGGGCTGGGAATTCAAAATATTAACGGAAAAAGAATTAGGAATTTCGTATAAATAAGGGTATGGCTAATCCCTTTGAACAAATCAGAGCAAACTCACAAGACCAGACGAAAAGTTTTCAATGGTATCTGAGACAAGTACGTCAATTGGCGTCTAACATTGCAACTCCAGCAGCTGCAATGCGCTCAGACATATTCGAGACAGATCCACAGATTGAAGTCGGAAGTATGTATTTGTATAGGTATGACCCAAAACATAAAGATAAACTTCCATACTATGACACCTTCCCATTAGTTCTACCATATGAGCCAGTGCAAGGTGGATTCTATGGTTTAAATTTGCATTACCTTCCATATATGTTAAGAGCAAAACTTCTTGGACAATTAATGGAAACAGCAGACTCGAAAACAATTAGTAGAGACACCAAAATGAGATATA